TTAGACATATCAACACCTTATACAAGTATTGTTACAGTTTAATTTAAGATGTTAACACTTGTAAAGCGTGTTCTATGTGCTTTATGCGGTCTTCAAGGCCAATAAAACCACCATTTATCTTCTTGGTCATGGTCTTATAGTCTCTTACATCAGCAAATTGATTCAACTTATGGGTGTCCCAAAACCACCCTGCTGTCAGGGCAGCGTACTGAGGTGTAGCAACCAGATCAGGCTCCATAATGAAGTCAACACCTAGTGCCTGACCCGCATGATGGTAATTTGCAGAGCCAGTTAGCTGAATACATCCTCGGCCTCGGAAACGATACCCATCCCCAGAAGCCTCATCCCTGTTGCCCATACGTGAGCTATATACAGTATTAGCAATCAACTTGGGATTTTTGGCGCACATCTGTGCCTTGGCAGCATCAAACCTTTTAGGCCATAACTTCTGTAAAGCTTCTGCACGATAGTTCAGGTTTTCCTCAAGGATCCTGAAGTTGCCACATTCATGCCCACATTGACCAATAAATGCCGCTTGGCGAGTAGGCGTATTAATGTTGAAACGATCAAAAGTAGCGTTCAGAGCATCTACCCATTGATTACCAATATGTAATCTGGCTAATTGTTCACTTGTTACCATTTAGCAAATCTCTCATCTGGTTATACGAGTCCACACAAGCATTTAAAGCGACAGTATTCTTATCACCTTGGGCGACTATTTCGGCAATGGCATCGATTGTTGCTCTTTCGGCATCAGAAGCTGTGTCAGCCTGTCTGTCAGGTTGGCTGGTTGCTTTTGAATCTGCGCTGGTAGAGGCGGTATTTGAGGCGGTTTGTACGTTACTTGAGGGGCAGAGGCGCAACTTGCCAGCACGATTGGCAACAGCAAGAGCAGTAGTTTTTTTGTTGATGGCATCATTAGCCTCCTGTAATTTTGCAGATTGTTGATTAAGTTTTTCACCCATGTTTTGCTCGATCTGACGAGCTTCTTCATTCTTTTTGGCAATAGCGATCTTCATGTCGTTATCACGCTCTAGCCACCCATAGTGATGGCCTACTTGGTATGTACCAAAGAGAGATACCATCACGCCAACAATTAACCAAGGTAAAGGTATAGGTAACATCATTCAACCTCTTTTCTAGCTATTGCCATGTGTTCACGCTCTTCATTGTCTTCCAAGTGTTCTGGAGGGGTAGTCGGAGGCGGCCCAGGTGTCCAAGATTCATCTAATTCTGGGTTTAACCAAGCAGGTAATGCTCCTGAAGGTGAAGTCCATGTCTGAGAAGGGGTGTAAGAAGCGTTAAAACCGCCCTGAGAGCCTTGATAAGCCATTGGTTGACACATTGGCTGTGTTGGAGGGTTAAACATCTTAGAAGCCGCACCTGCCGCCCTTTTGGTCATTACTCCACCAATGCCGCCCACGATCAGCAGAACAATGTCGTTCAGCATCTTGGTATAGGCTTGGTCAATCGGAGCCATACTCTTGATGGGCTGAGTCACAAAGGTGACAGAGTAGAGCAAAGCAATGACGATAAAGCAGAGAATAAGTGTGACCACAATGACCACAAAACCCCAAACTCTTACTTCAAATTCTTCAGTTGTTAGGTTTTTCTGGTTGGACATCATTGACTTTTTTCTCCAAGATTGGGGCTACCAAGTATTCAGGGCATTGTTGAGTAAACAAACATTTAGGCTTTTGGCACTCTTCCGCATGGAAGTAATCAGGGTTTTGGCACTTGTATCGGTAGCGGTCTTCACATCCAACTAAAAATAAAAATAATACAAGTAATACATATTTCATGCTTTTATATCCACTTGAGTGGCTTTAACCCATTGAGTCTTCACTTCTTGGCATTTTTGCTGTTGTTCAGCCTGTTTGCTTAATTCTGCCAAACGCTTCATGTTCTGTTGGTGGATCATCCTATGAGCTTCTGACAACATTTGAGCATTTTGTTGGTAAGTTGTAACTCTCATTTTCCCAATCCAACCCTTCCAAGTAAAAGATTGACAATTCTGTCAGACAGATCATCAGGTAAGAACTTCAGAAAACCCAAGAAATAAAGTGCCACACACCCGTAAACGAATATCTTTAAGCACAAGTCAAAGGTCTTCTGATACTCATTCACCTACCGCACCTTCTAGTAGTCGCACAGAAATCCATCAATTCATTGATTCCAATTGCCACCAGAAACAAGACAAAAGCCACACCGCCAATAATCATGGCTAATTCGTTCATTTCATCTTCTTTGGCTTTGGCTTCCTTCTCAGCCTTCTTCAAAGCACTCAACTCTTTGGCATCAGCCAAGTCCATCTCTGCTTGACGGGCTTTAATCTTATTCCAGACATCAATCTTACCTGTCTGCATGAAGAGCATCTTTAACTCTTCCTCAAACGCTCTGGCTTGCTCTAAGGCCATCTCAATCTGCAAAGCCGTACCCATGTTCGAGCCTTTGCCAGACTGCTTGGCCTGAAGCATGGCCTTAGTCGCTACAGACTTGGCATCAAACATCTTGCCAATCATTGGGGCAAGAGAGCCTAGGTCATTGGCAACCTTACTTGCCTTTTTGACCATGCTAATAGCTGACTGTATGCCAGCTAGTGCCGTGATTGGATCTATCATTTCTTTTCTACCTTCTTCCATTCAATACAGTAGACTTTTCGGTTGTACACATCCCCAACCCACATCCACTTGACACACCTGTATTCAATAGATACAGCCAGTAAAAAACTAATTAATTCCATGCCCAGATGATTACTGAGAATGACCAAACAATAAGGGCAACCATACAGACTGCCGCAATTGTTGCAAGCAGCCAGTCTTTCATGTTATCTAGGAAGCAAGAAACGCTCAGTACCATACTCAGGCAACTGACCTAATCCATAGTTTGTCAATGGATTGGAAGTTACTCTGTTTAACAGTCCTGGTGCTTGTGGTTGTGAGCTAGGCAACATATTACGTTGATACATTGGAGATACCGCAAGAGAACGCAATGTAGGTCTTGTTGCAGCACTCAACATAACAGAAGGATTTCCTGCGGCAGCACTTGCAATACCTGCGGTTCCAATATCTAGGGGACTAAAGCCTGGGACACTACCAATTCTTGCTACATTTTGGAAAGCAGTTGGATATGCGGCAGCAGCATTTGATAATGCTTGTAGCTCACTAGGAACAATCTTGCCAGCAGCGGCTCTTTGGCCTAATGTAGCACCTGATACATTTCCAGTAGCGGCATTTAAAGCTTTTTCAATCGTATAACTTTTAGCAATGTCTTGACGAGCTTGTTTAAAGTTTGTCATTACATCTGGTTGATTGAAATTCTTTAAATTACGTTCTGCAAGATCTTCAAGCTGTTTTGAAGCAAACTTTTGTACTTGAGCTAAGCGTATTTTGTCTGGATCTGCAGATCGAAAATTAACATCACTATCTGATCGCAAAACTTTAATTTTTTCAACAAGACCATCGCCATCAAAACGTAATTGTTTCAATTCATTCAAAAGATTTAATTCTTCTCCAGACTTAACAAGACCACCTCTTTTTTGTATTTCTGCAGTCTTAGAATTAATATCATTTAAAAATGGTTTGTCTGCATAGTAGGCAGGGTTTGCTCTAAGTGCATCATAGGCTTGACCTTTAACATCTCGATATTGTTGCAATACTTGAGGTGTAATTTCAACATCAGGAGCAAGATTTAAAGTCTTACGAGCCTGTTCATTAATCAATTGTTGATTCTTTACAGAAGCAATTTGGCTTGTTTGTTGTTTGCCAGATATACCCTCAATAAGCCGATTTAGCATTGATGGGTTTACTTGAGTCGGAGGTAACGTAGCGCCTTCAGCAATAGCACGTTCAGCAACCAATTGAGCTTGTGTTAACTTAGCTGGCGCTCTGGGCGTAGTCAATGCGCTAACAGTAGCCGTAGGAGCAGTCAAAATGCCACCAGCAGCCGCTTCATTCATAACTTGAGCAGGATTAATAGTTCCTGTATTAGCCTGTTGCGCTGCAGCAGAACTTAATGCGGCAGTAGTTGCTCCAGTACCAATGTTCTGTGCTAATGCAACAGTTCTTGGAGCCATTTGTGTAAGCACATTAGGTGTAGCAGAAACAATAGACTTCTGGATAGCGCCAGGCAATATCAAATTAGTGGGATCAAGCAAACCAGTACCAAGCCCACCAACCAATAGACCAGGACGCTCTGTAGCTACCTTGTAAGTGCCTTTTAGAATGTCGCTAATGGATTGTGTAGGTTGAGCAACGGGTTGTGGTTTGTTACGATCAATGCCAAGGTATTCATCAGACAAGCCAAGCGCACTCAAGCCACCCTTGATGCCTTTTGCCATCAAGTCGGCAGTACCAAAGATTAATTGTCCACTTGTAGTCTTGCCACGCAAAACATCTAATGGGTTAAAGCTTGCAGCAACATCTTGTTGGAACTGAGTTTTAGGCTGAAATGCCTGTTGTCTAACACTCTGCATGAAATCAGCAGGAGTAGTTGGCGTTACTTGAGTCTTAGGCGCTTGTTGCTGAGTGCCAGTTAGTGGCACAAAATCATCAGCGCCTACAACTTGAGTAGTTGCTTTAGCTGTTGTTTCTTGTCCGAAAGGAACGAAATCGTCATCAGTTGTAGATTTAGCCATAAAGTTTTGAACCTTTTGAACATAATTTTGAGTCTCTTTGAATGGAGGAATCCCACCATACTTTTGCACATTACCAGGGCCAGCGTTATAAGCCGCCATAACTAAAGTTGGATCTTGGAATTGTTGAGATAACTGGTTTAGATACTTAACGCCACCACGAATGTTATCTTTCCAATCCATCCTATTAACACCAAGGTCTTTAGCAGTAGCACCCATCAACTGCATAGGACCATAAGCACGATCACCAGTTTTTGTCTTAGGTCCAATGGCATTGAAAATACCTTGTGACTCTGTGTCAACAACGCCTTGCACTAAAGAAAGAGGAACACCTTGGCGTTCTGCTTCTTGAGCAGCAAAAGCAAAGATTTCGTCTTTAGTAGCCATTATTGACCTACTGTATATGTAGAGCCATCAGGCTTCTTAATTAAGATAGCACCAGTTGATTTACTACGTCCTACTGTAAAACCTGATGGCATTACAGGAGTACCTTGTGAGCCACCTTGTTGCCAAGAAGCAATTTGCTCATTAAGGAACTGGTTAACCTTTGGATGGTTATACAAACGTGGATTATCAGGAGAGTTAGCCCATGCGGTATAAACAGCTTTAGGATCACCTGTGTAGGCATCAATAAACCGCTGTCTGGCATCATCTTTATCTGCGGCAGCAATCTCCAAGGCAGATACATACTTGGTAACAAACTTAGGATCAGTTACACCAGTAGTAGCCTTATCAACAATGCCACCTTCAAACGCATTAGCATTGCCTTTAATGTTGCTCAAGCCTTTCAAAACACCTTCAGAACGTGTCTTGTTAAGCAAGTTAACATTGCCTACCAATGAATCAAACTTATCACCAACACCAGGAATAGCTCTCATATAAGCTGCGCCTGTAGAGAAGAACTCTGTCAGTTTATTGGGATCAAGTTGTTCAGCAGCGTTATACAAGTATTCAGCAGAAGTCTTACGATCTCCAACTGTCAATGCGGCATCAAGAGCAGTCTTTGTAAACTCATTGTATCGATTTGAAGTTGCAAGATTTACTGCTTCTTGAGCAGGGGAAATCTTAGCCACTCCACCAGATGGAGCGCCACCAGTTGCACCACCAGCACCACCAGTTGGACGCTGAGTAAGCAACGAAGATCTAGGAACAAAATATGTTTTGCCATCAGCACCAACAACTTGTTCAACTTGACCTTGTGCTTGTCCAACAGCTTCAGCACCTTTAATTGCAGTAATTGCACCAGTAGCACCTGGAATTACTTGTTGTGTAAAACCACCACCTTGCATTGGAACAAGCATAGTGTTAGTAGACACTTCAGGAGGAGTGGCTTGGATCTTGGATTGCATATAGTTCTGCACAGGAGCCGCAGAAAATCCACCAGTTAAAGGATTAAATTGACTTACAATGCCTTCTTTTTGTGTAGGTAAGCCACGAATAATTTGTTGATTAGGATTAAGAACCAAATCACCCTGAACTTTAGGTTGCAAGTTTTGCAATGCACTAGTCAAACTAGGTAATACTGCAGCGGCATTTGGATTAGTCGCCAAGCGTCCTAAACGTGTATATGCAGCATTAAAATCAATAGGCTGATTTAAAATCTGTTGCTGTCTAAATGAGGCTTCAGGAGTTGGGTTGTAATCAAAAGAAGTATTCTCTGGTAGATTTGAATATGCTCTTTGGGTTGCTTGTGCTTGAGTTGGGAAAAACTCTTGTTGAATGCCAGATAATTCTTGCAACAAACCTTGTTGTTGCTTTGTCTTTTGCAAGTTTGGAATTATGTTTTGCACAGCTTGGTAGCCAGTAGCAATGCCACCACCACCAAAGATGCTACCCAAAAGGAATTGATTGAGAGCATCATCCTTAACGGCTTTTTGCTCTTCAGGAGACAAGCCCTTTAATTGCTCTTTTGGTAATAGAAATTCCATGATAATTCCTTACTTGATTACGCTTGCACCAAAGCTTGAGCCACTTGACGAGCTTTGCATACCAGAGCCACCACCAACATTGATACCCAATGCTTGATTGAGAATCTGCTGTTGTTCCAATGGCAGATTGCGAATTGCATCCAACTGAGCTTGAGAGAACTGCTGTTGTACAGCACCTTGGTTTGCAAGTTGATTTGCACCTGCAAAGCCCATTTGCTGACCTTGACCAGCAATATTAGCAAGCAATCCACTAGAGCCAATACGCTGTTGATTAGCTTGTAATCCTGCACCTTGATTGGCTAGATTAGCTTGCAAGAAGTTCTGTGCGTTAGCCAATGCAACTTGATTCTGAGCCGCTTGATTGGCAAGGTTAACTTGTTGTTGATTCTGCGTATTAAGCTGACCAACATTAAAGTCATAACCTTGATTAGATAAAGCCGCTTTTAAGGCAGCCTCTTGATTTGCTTGAGAAGCAGTTAAACCAGTTGCTTGATTAGCACGAGCCGCTTCCAATGCCGCTTGCTGATTAGCCAAACCAAACTGACCTGCCAACTGCAAAGACTGCTGAGTAGTAGCCAAATCTTGCGCTTGATTAAGTTGTTGGGCTTGCATTAAACGAGCCAAATCAGCTTCAGATGCACGTTGTGCCTGATCGTAAGCTTGAGCATTCTGTTGAGCAATAAACTTTTGTGCAGTTTCACCAAATGCACGATTTGTTTCTGCTTCTGCTACACCTTGGCGTGATCCACCAAAAGCACGAGCAGCAGTAGCTTGAGCCGCAGTCTGTTGCTGTTGCAACTGGCGTGAACGCTCTAACTCTGTTAATCCTTGCTCAGTAACTGCCTGAGTATATGGATTCATATATTGCTGGATGTTCTGGTTTAAGAACGAACCAGCCTCAATATCACGAATATTTGCACGAGCTTCAGGAGCAATTTGTCTTAATGCTTCAGAAGCAACATCAGCACCAGAAACACGATCTGCGGCAATACGCTCTGCGGCAATACGCTCTGCATTAACATCACGAACTGTTTCACGGCCTAATTGAGCTGCTTGAGCCAAAGCCGCTTGGACATCACGAGATGCAACATTTTGTGGTTGATATAGTCCTGCACTAGTAGCCAAAGTACCCGCAGTCCCAAGCTGACGCATTTGCCTACTATTAGGATCAGCAAACTGACGAGTTACATCAAAAGATGCCTGTTGGTCAGGAGTAAAACCAGCAAACTCTCTAGGAGCTAGGCCAGCAGAAACGCCTTTAGCAGTCTCTAAATTAGCCAAATACGCATCTCTAAATGCGGGGTCTAATTGCGACTGTGATGATTGTTTGGAACTTGATAAACTCATCTTATATCTCCGTACTCAAGAAAATTCTTGGTTCAACCTTGTAAATCTTACTCATAACCTTTTCCCATCCTTTACGGCCTGTCATGGTCATGTGTGTACATCCTTCCAATTTGCCGTGTTTTTCAACAAATGGAAGTATCCGTATAACTTCATCCATATCTCCTGCCGCTAGGAATACATGGATTGATTTCTTCTTGGGATGGGTAATTATTTCAGTAACGATGGCGGTATTAATACCAGGCCAAAATTGCATTTCATCTTTATCAAGGGCCATTGCGACATCCTCAAGACTATGCGTTCCGTTACCATATTCTAGCGCATTTAATAATAATTGCTCACTTTCCTGAAAGTAAGGAACCCACCATTTTGGCTTTCCATCTTCAGTAAAACTACTGCAATCTATCATCTAATGCTGCCAAGCTTCCCATCAAATCGAATTGTCCCGACACGCCAATCAGTCAATCTAACGCCTTCAATCTTGGCGGCTACTTGTCTTCCGCTTATGCGTACTGAAGTAGGATTAGCCATTGAATATGGGCCATAGTTATATTCTGTTGAATTAGGATAAAACTTGGTGCTAAACCGAACCTGAACATCACCCGCAGTCTTTTCATCAGGAACTAATCCTGTCAGACTCATGGTTCTGTCTCCATTTCCTAGTTCTACTGGTCCAGACTCAGCAAATAGTGTTTGCCCATCATAAGCAAAACCAATCTCATGCTCATAGACGTACCCGTCTGTAGAAACCATAATTGGATTATTAAAGATTCCACGATCTGTACCGCACGTACGTGCTAACGTACCAATGGCCCAATGATTCTCACGATAGTTGTAAGAAACGTAAGAATCTACCTCATTAGAGGCGGCACTTGGGTAAAACCACCAAATCTCGCCATAAGTAGAGTTGTGAACGCAATAGACTTTAGATTGTTGAGTAGTGTTCATGTTACTAAACACGTAATCAGATACATCTGAGTTCAAGGGTTTAACAAAACCATCGTACATCCAGAACCCTGAACCAGACATCCAAATACAGGCATTGTCAGTAGCGGCTACTGCTTGCTTAGAAATAACACCGCAACCACTACCAATGCGCTCAAAGCTATAAATGAACGGAGGGCCAATATAAGTGGCAGTATGTACATCCACATCAGTAAACAGAATAGTCGCTCCACGGATGCGTTTAGCGCACATTAGAGAGCCAATAGTAGTTAGTTCAAAGTCACCAGCTTGGTTAGTGGCAGCAGGAGTCCATACAGTATTGTTTTCTTGGTCACACCATTGGACTTTACGAGGATTACCACCAGCACCCAACGCAAATAAGAATCGTTCTTGAGTAACAATTAAACCAGTACAGCTAGTTGGTGCGTTAGTAATCGCAACCGCATCATTGGCGGTATTTAATTGCCACTCAAGCAACTTACCATCTTTAGATGAACAAGCAACCAGATACTCACCAAAGGTATCCAAGCTCCAAGTAGTAGCGGGTGTGTATGATCCTAAATCTGGTCTAGCAACGCCATAAGCTGCTGTTCCATAAGTACCATAGCCATAACCAATTTTAAGCACCGCATCTGCATCACCAACAGTAAATGATGTTGGTGTAATGTCAAACAAAGTACCAGCTTCATTCATTATATAAAGCTTTGAATGTGTACCAATTCCGATACGTCTGTTATTTGAGTTATCACGCCAATTAATCAGACCACGAGCCAAACCTGTCATTTGATTGGTAGAACGCTTCCTCCAACCACCTACTGGACGGATAGTGTTTTCGTACCAACGCACTAAATTTGCGCTATTCCAACGACCTTTAGACTGATATTCAGTCCCGTTTTTGTATACGCCTGGAGGAATTTGTAGTGGAATGTAAGCCATATCTGTATTCTATTCCCTAGGTAGGTTGGAGACAAAGCTAATTGTAGCAATTACAGATGGAATTGATGGCCTAGTTGGTGTTGAACTAGCAACGTAATGTTCAATATATGCCCCAACGTCACTTGTTCTCCAAACAATTTGGACATAATCATTTGCATTTAAATCAACAAAGAAATTTACAGCACAAATAATATGAAATGGATCTCCTACTCCTTTTCTTGGAGCTAACCCATATCTACTGTTAGATTTATCTATATTTGTACCATTTTTTCTAAACCAAACATCTATATCTTGAGAAGCGTTTGTTGTATTTACTAATTGGAGAGAAAACTGAATGTTATAAATTCCTGAGTCTGTAACATTAAGTCTTGAACTGTTTGATAAAGTGACTCCATTTGCGAAATCAGTTGTATCAAAAGTTATAGGATAAGCAGTAGTTGTGTTGGCAGCGATCTGATCTGTGCCATCTTGAAAAGCACCATAAGGGTTATTCAGGTACTTGCCGCCCCTTGGCCCAATAACAGACTGTATTGCGTTAAGCAGCTTAGTAAAAAACAACCTCAAAAGTCCATTATTTTGATTTTGAAGACTTTGAGAATAGACAATTCCTGATGTACCCAAAGAAGGTATAGCAGGAATATCTAGTTGTTGTTTTACATTAGCCATTACTTTTTAAGCCATGTTTGCCAAACTGCACCCGCAGCAATGACTAAACCACCAATCCACAAAACTGGTTGAGCAATAGATGCTATCCAGTTAAGAACCTTTACAGCACCCTTGGCAGCGTCAATAGCAGTTACAAGGTCTTTAGTGTTCTTATCTATCTCATCTACCTTTGCTTCAACAGCTAGTAGACGCTCATAGATTTGCTCATGGCTTACATTGTTCATGGTGCATCAGGCCAAGTAATAGTCCAAGGGAATCCTGACTGAGTTGGAACATCACGCAATGCTTGGCGATAAACTTCCCATGCGCCAGGAATGTTGGAATTTGTTTCCAAGTTCTTAATAACAACCCAATCGCATTCTTTCAGCTTGTCATCACGGGTCTGACGTACAGACTTAGCTTGATCTGCATCCTTAGAAGCTTTGTAAGCCACTTCATGTTCAGCAGCAGTAGTAGTTACACCATCTTCAGTAGTATCTACAAAGACAGGACCAAGGATATGTTTGGTATACCACTTGCCATCAATTTGTTCAACACCAGAAGCTTGAGAGTATTGGTAAACAGTACCACCAGTAGCTTGTGCGCCTTCTAAGACTACATCAGCACCCAGAGCCTCTAAGACTTCAGTTGTTGTTATGTGCCATGATGGGCCACCATTGGCTTTTGTGTATGCACGAAATTCTGCTTCGTACATTACTGCGCCTGTTGATTGGATTCTGATTTGCATTTTAATTACCTCAAGCAATTGCTAAAAAGATGTATGTGGCAGCACTTACATTGATTGCCGCCAAGATGGTTGAATTCAACGCAAAGCCTGTTGAAACTGTTGTTACAGAACCAAGGGTTGCAGACTCAGCCGCTGTGCTGTTTATACGCAAATACGGGTCTGTCAATACAGTCATGCCACGGGCTGTGTCGTATGTGTACCAATCACCAGTTGAGTCTGTGCGCTTGATAAGCACAAACCTTGCACCGCTAGTAAAACCGCAGTCAATAGTTTGTGTTGAGCCATTTCCTGTGTAGCTTCCTACTTTTGAAACACCTGGGCAAGAGGCAAACAAATATGACACCCAATTAAAGCCAGACTGAGCCAAATCAGAACTAACAGTAAATGTCGTAGATGTTCTATCGTAAATAAAACCAGGAGATGCGCCTGAATTTGCTTCAGCGTTACTATTATTTAAAGTTAAATAATTAGTATTTGGGTTCACTAATCCAGCCGCAGTAGTTGCCCAACCATATGATGTTCCATTCCTATATTTGTTAATAATAAGTTCTGGAACGGCTTGCAAATTGTGATTTATAACTAAGTTAGCCCCCGCACCTGACCAGCAAACCTCATCAAAGAAGCTAGGAGCACGTCTGAAGAAATCATAAATAAAAGCTGAGCCTGAGTTGTTTGTGTAACCTTGGTTAGCCGCAAGAGAAACTCCATCTTGGTCAAAGCTATTTATGCCATATGAGGGAGCACCAGTTTCATCTGCGGCTGTAAGATTTTTAAATAATGTTGCAACAGGCCCTCGTAATTTGTCATACAAAACATTGTCATTACCCGCTGAATCCCTGTATTGCGACCACATCATGTCAGGCGGGAAGCCAACACCAGTTACAGATACTGCTGTGCTTGTACCTGTTCTTGTTACGGGCGCAAACACACTAGTCCCACTCGTAGGCACTTTCATCGGGCCTCTGCGAATGGCTATGTAGATGTAAGTGTTGCTTGAATTATTTAGTGCCGCTGTGCTAGTAACAATTTGAAATCCTGTAGCCAAAGGAATAGCCGCATTTTCCGAACCTGTAAATGCGCCCCATGTGCTTTCTGCCGCACTTGTGTTTGCAACAAGATATGCGTCAGATGGTGTTGCAGTTGTGCTGTTTACAAAACCACGCATTGAGTCAATCATTACCCAATTTCCAGTACCGCCAGTTGCTCTTTTTACCATCAACCATTGAGGCTCATAGCCAAGCGATATTGTTGGGCCAGAAGCAGAACCATTACCCGTATAAGACCCACACGAAATCACATTGTCTGTACCAGTTAGGCCAAAGCCTCCAGCGTTGTGGGCGAATAGGTAGGCTACGTAAGTTTCACCCGTAGTCATTCCTTTAATTTGAAAATCAGTAGATGTTGGCCCTGTTCCCCAAATACCAGCAAATGTTGAAATGGCTGATGTATCAAAGAAAAGATAATTATCTGTTGGAGTTGGCAAACTTCTATGATAAATAAACCAGCTTGAAGTTCCTGTGGTTTTTTTTACAACAATACATCCAGGTACACTTCCTAAGTTATGAGATATTGTTTGAGGGGTAGAACCATCATAGGTAAAAGTCACAATATCAAAGAACTTTGGTTGCTTGCGGAATGTCCAAGAAACAAATTGACCATTAGAATTAAAGTTTAAATCATTTGTGGCTGTAGGTGTTCCAATGGTATAACCATCGGTATTAAATGAAGTTAAATCTCCTGTTACATCAGTGCTTGCAATAGTCGAGTTTGTTCTTAAAACAAAATTAACCCCACGTGTTGTATCGTAAATAGCTTGATTTGTTACGTTTGTGCGACTTTTAGTCCAAAACATTCCACCTTTTGTAGACAAGTCAATTCCATTGACAATTGGTAGTGTCGTGTTGTTGCCTGTGTAAAGCCATGTGCTAAACACTTCCTCAATGTAGTTAGGAACAACAGGAACACCACCACCAAAGGCATCGTAACTAGCCGCACCAGAAGTTGCTTGTAATGGCATGGTTTAAGCCTTAAATTGTGTGTTGCTTGCCAAGACTGTGAAAGTTGCACTACCTGTCTTGATAATCAAATAACGATAGCTATCGATACCACTAGCATTACCCGCAGTAGGCGCACCACCTAACCACCTAGTTGTAACACCAGATGTAGTGCCATCAACTTGCACAGCAGAATTGTAAAAAGCAGTTGTCCCTTGAGTGACCAAGAAAGCCACAGTCATTGACTGGTTATTACTCATCAAAGTATTTAAGGAAGTACCGCTAGAGCCTTTAAAGTTAACTGTCCAGTTTCCACCAGCACTGGTGGTGTAGTACAGAACAGACTGAGTTGTAATTTCGTAGTCAATCGTTCCAGTAGCCGCAGTAGCTGAAACAGTTACTACTTCTGCTGCATCGTTTAGGACAATGGCAGTTTTACTGCTAGAGCCTGAAAAAGTATTAGTGCCTGTAAAGGTTTGATCTGCTGCAAGCGCAACATCACTAGGAGCTGCAAAACCTAAAGTGCCAGATCCGTTTGTCTTTAGAACATAGTTGGCAGTTGAATCAGCAGTAGGCAAAGTAAAGGCAGTAACAAAGCTTTGCAGATTTGCGTCATAAGCCAATACATCTGTACCAACAGCCACGCCAAGAGCAGTTCGTGCGGCTGATGCAGTAGCACCACCAGTACCGCCTTTGGTAATCTTTAGTACTGGACCAGCATCAAACAACGCATCAATAGAGTCCAGATCAGTATTGATCTTTGTACCCCATGTGTCTGTGGATGCGCCAACTTCTGGCTTAGTTAAGCCTAGATTTGTGGTGGTTGTATCTGCCATGTTTTACCCCTAATAGTCTGAACTTTATACAGAAACTCTTGTCCAAGCTTCGGACACATCTGATTCTGTTTCCCATTTCTTTCTAGCATTAATCACAACGCTAGAAGTATCATTAATTGCTGCTCCAAAATGCACAATGCGGTTGTATTGAATATTTACAGTACTTATATCAATAATAAAAAGATTGCCAACAGCATCCAATCCACCTGCAGCAGTCATTACAGATGTGTCAACAATTACAACACCTGCATTCGCAATCTTTACTGCACCTACAGCTACTGTGCTAGTTGAGCTTATCTCAAACTGAGCATCTTTAATCTTCTCACCAGCAACAACTACAGTAGAGGCATCAACGATTGCAAGCGAACCTAAGTACGCTCCATAGGAGTATCTTCCCCCACTGTAATCGCCACGCCCGTAAGCAGCCATGTTATGCCAATGTTATAGACAAGCTAGAAGCAGGAATGCGGAAAATGTCGCCATCATTGATTGCTTTTGCAGTAGTCAATGGCGCCCATGCAAGCAAAGTGCCACCAGTTGACGCAGTATAAATACCTGCCCAACCAATTGTTCCCCAATTTCCACCAGAGGCTGCGGCAAACTCAATTGCGGCAGCGTTAGTAAAAGTTGTTGCAGTACCGCTACCAGAAATTGTTCCAGCAGATACACGGGCATAACCATTACCAGTTACTTCTGTGCCACCACCAGTATCACTAGGAGCAGCAGTGAACAATCCTACAAACCATGCGGTAGGACGAGTAACAGAACCTGTATTAAACAAGTACGTTAGTGCAAGATTTTCTGTGTAGTCTGTAAATGATGACATTTTTTATCCCAAAGTACGGGCACGAACAAGTG